AGAAACCTTTACTTTCAATGGGGCCGCAATCAGCCGCCAGGAAGCAATCCATATCCTCGAAGCCCCCAACCTCCAAGACGATACCGCCAAACTCCGCCTCACCATCATCGGCACCGACGAAGAACGCGAACGGGTCCTTGCCGACTTGCATGGCCCCCTCCGGGACATCGCCGACGCCTGCCTAGTACAATCATATCCGCCAGACCATTGGGCCATCACACGCGCCGGCTTTCACCGCGAGGGACACCCAACAATCTATATCCAAACCCCGGAGGGGAACGTCTTACACCGCCAAGATGACTATAACGACGGCGCTGAGGGACTCCGCACCGCCTTCGAACGCCTTCGTCGCGACCCGGATTACCAGCCTACCCGCGACCCTGACCTCCGACGCCGCCCCGCCGGCCCGCTCACACGCCTATGGAACTTTCTCACCTCCCCGCTGCGACTTATCATGGAATGGATTATCGCAGGTCTCATCGGCATTATCCTTATCCTCGCCATCTCACGCGGATGGGGCCCCTATATCCTCCGCGCCATCGCCGCACTTGTTCCATCGCCGCCACAATCTAACCGAGCGAATACGACCACTCCCGTCGCCACGCCAACCGCGACGCCAAACACGCCAACCGAGATACCAACCACCCGCCGCCGAAAAAACACCTAATGCCCGCCATCACCGCCCAACTTACCGAAGCCATCGTCGATGAACTCAACGGAGAAGCCTGGACGCTCCCCTTTGCCGCACGCCGGGACTACCGCCCCCGTTACACCGTCGCGGACCTGGCCAACCTGACCGTGACCGTTTCGCCACGCACGCTGGCCATCACCCCTGTCGCGCGGGGCCTTGCCACCCCGGAATACACGATCGACATTGCCATACAACAGCACCTCAACCAGGAAGACAACGACACACTTGATGCACTCATCATGCTTGCCGAGCATATCACACAACACATGATCAACCACCGCCTTCGCGCCATGCCAACAGCCCTTTGCATACGCGCCACAAGCGAGCCACTTTATAGTATCGACCACCTCGACGATCATCGCGTCTTTACGAGCCTTATCACGCTTACCTATGCGCTGACTGCCAGCATCGACCCATGATTGCCAAAACCAAGGTCACATTAACAACTCGCATGCATCGCGTCGCACGCCGAGCCGCAGACGCCAACATCGAAACCCTTGCACATGCCGGGGCCGCACTCCGCCGAGCCGCCATACGCGGCATACACAAACGCAAGGGCGCCAGCCCGCCTGGCCAACCCCCGTTTACGCACACCAACCGCCTCCGCCGCGCGATAAAATATGCCGTGGAACCGCGCTATGACCGTGTCATCATCGGCCCCGACAAAGAATCCATCGGCCTAGCCGGAGCCATCCATGAACACGGTGGAAACTACCGGGGACGCCATTATCCCAAACGCCCCTTCATGGCACCGGCCCTCGAACGCGTAAAACCACGCCTTCCCGCTTTCTGGAAAGCCTCTATAAGGTGACGAAAGGAAAACCATGCCCACCATCAACTACAAACTCGGTCGCGAATGCACGCTCACCATCGCCACCAACGAACTCAAACTCGCACGCGATGTGACCATCACCCAGACCTCATCTGAAGCCGATGTGACCACCAGGAACTCCAATGGCATCAAGCAAACCGCTGTTGCCATGCGCGAGCTATCAATCGAGGGGTCCGCGCTGTATGATCCAGACGACCCCGCCATTACTACACTCCAAACCAGCTATAATACGAACGCGCCATTCGCCCTCACAATCTCCGACCCAACGCTCTCATATAGCGGCAAATGGATCTGCACCGAATTCAAACTAAACCAACCCCTCGAAGAAGCCGCCACTGTGGACTTCACCCTAAAACCCACACTCGCCGCTACCGAAACCTGAGACTACCCCTATGAAAACGTTCACTGACACCGCTGCGCGCACCTGGACCATCACAATCAACGTCGATGCCCTCAAGCGCGTTAAAACACTCCTCAACACAGACCCACTCGACATCGACGCCACCCTCCCACGCCTCCTTGCCGATCCTATCTTCCTCTGCGACTTCGCCTATTGCCTATGCAAACCTGAAGCCGACACACGCGGTATCACCGACGAAGACTTCGGGCGCGCCATGGCAGGGGAAGCCATTGCCAACGCCAAAACCGCCATCCTGGAGGAATACGTTGCTTTTTTCCCAGAACAGGGCCAGCGCGAGACGCTGACCCTCGCTCTACACAAATCACGGCAACTCCAAAACAGGGTCACCGCTCTACTCAAGGAACGCCTGAACATGGAGGAACTGCCTCCACCCCTGGAAGCCGCACTCCGTGCCTATGGGACCGCATCTACACCATCGCCGGAATCTGCGGCATAGACCCTGGGCCATTTACGCTCCACGAACTCAATCTTATGGCCAGGGGCCGCGCGACGTTTACATGGGACCACACTGCCGCCATCCTTGCCATGCTTTACAACGCCAACCGCGCACCACACACCCCAGCCGCGACCCCGCGAGACTTTCACCCGTATTGCCCAGTAGAAACAACCAACCTGAAAACACTGGCCGATCTAGGCCTCCTACCTACTCAGGGAGGGACACCCAATGCCTAACCCACAGGGCATACGCGCCGGCCGCGCGTACGTGGAAATAATTGGCGACAACTCCAAACTCGTCGCCGCACTTAATGCCGCATCGCGACGCCTCAAAGACTGGGGCCAGCAAGTCACACGCGCTGGCCAAAAACTCTTTACCCTCGGCGCCGCCACTACCGCCGGCTTTGCCGCCAGCCTCAAAGTCTTTGCCGCCACTGGCGACGCCATCCACAAAATGAGCCTACGCACCGGCACATGCGCCGAAGCCCTCTCTGAGTTATCCTTCGCCGCCGAACGCTCCGGGACCGACATCCACGCGGTTGAAACCGGCATTCGTATGATGCAACGCACACTCGCCAATGCCGTCACCGGATCAACCGAAGCCGCCGAAGCCCTCTCCGCCGTCGGACTCTCCGCCCAGGACCTCACCAGTCTCACCCCCGACCAGCAACTCGAGGCCATCGCCGACGGCCTTGCCGCCATCGCCGACCCAGCCCAGCGCACCGCCGCCGCCATGCGAATCTTCGGACGCTCAGGGACCGCACTTCTCCCCCTTGTCGCCGAGGGGGCCGCCGGAATCCGCGCCCTTCGCCAGGAAGCCCGGGCCCTTGGCCTCACCATGACCACTGAGGAAGCCGGCGCCGCCGCCACCGTCACCGACGCTATGACAAACCTTTTCCGCACGATCAAAATGGGGGTCGCCATCATCGGATCCGCACTTGCCCCCGCTGTCACCCACTACGCCCGCGCCGCCGCCACCGCCGCCGCCGCTGCCGGGGCATGGCTTCGCGAGCACCGCCCCCTCGTAACCACCGCCGCGACATTAGCCATCGCCATTGCCGGAGGGGGACTAGGCCTCATCGCCGCCGGAAAAGCCATCACACTTTTCGGCGCCGCACTCGGAGCCGTTGCCACCGGCTTAAGCCTGGCCGGATCACTCATCGGGACCATCGCCGCTGGTATCGCCGCCATCGCCACACCAGCCGGCGCCGCCACCGCCGCGCTCTTGGGAATCGGCGCCGCCGCAATCTATGCCACTGGCGCATGGAAGCCCGCACTCGAATGGACCAGCGCCGCCTTCGGATGGCTACGGACTGTCGCCATCGACACGTGGCAAGGCATCTCCGACGCCATCGCCGCCGGAGACCTTGCCCTAGCCGCCAAGGTCGCCATTAGCGCTCTCCAACTCATCTGGGCCGAAGCCGTCGCCTACATCCAGCAGAAATGGGCCACGCTCAAAGCCGCACTTATCACCCTCTGGCACGAAACCGTTCACGGACTGGCCACTTTGATACTCACCGGGGTTGCGGCAATCCAGACAACATGGACGTCCTTGACCTCCACACTCCGCCGCCTCTGGGTTCGCACAACCACGTTCATCGCAGACGTGTGGAACGAACTCTATCGCCGCCTAGCCATGGCCTTTGTGACCCTCACCTCCGCCTTCTCGGACGCCACCGACGCCGCCGCCAAACGAAAAGCCATCGACGATGACCTAAAAGCCCAAGCCGCCGCACGCAAACGCGCGGCCGAACAACAGCTTGCAGCAATCGACCAAGAAGCCGAGCAACACAAACACGCCATCGACCAAAACCTCATGGATGCACTCGCTACCCTCGAAGAAGACAAACAACGCGCCCTCGAATCCGCTATCGGCGACACCGACGCCGTCGCCGCCGCACGAAAAGCCGCCGACCAAGCACGCCAAGAATGGGACGACGCCCTCAAAGCCGCACGCGACAAAGCCGCCGCCCAACCACCACTACCAGAAATAGCTGACATTCCAGTACCCACAACACCCGACGTCGAAATGGCAACACGCCGCACAATCTCATCCGCCGGCACATTCTCAGCCCTTGCCGCACGCGGCTTGGCCATCACGGGGCCATGGGATAAAATCGCCCATGCGACCGAAAACACCGCCGAGAACACTCGACGCATGCTTCGCCTCTTGGAACAAGCCGAACCGCCCACATTCACATGATCACACGTTACATCACCCACCTTATCGACAACTGGCTCGTGGCCCTTTATGCCCTCGGCCTGGCCGTATTCCACTTTGTTCATGGGCTAGTCCCGTGCCGCCTAACGGACCATAATCGTTATCCCTTTTGGTCACACAAGCACTAAAAGGACGCACTCATGCCTATCCTCGTCACCGAACGTTGGAACTCCCGCCGTTGGCGAGGGGGTACCTCCCCACAAATCGAACTCGACTATATCATAACAGGGACCGACGATGACGACGCCGCCATGGCAGCCGTCCTCAATACCACACCCCCAACTTATGCCAACCTCTACCGAACCGGCCTACCACAACTCGAACGCATCGGCCAGGACCAATGGCAAGCCACCGTCACATACGGCTCGCCCGACGAAGACCCTGATATCGGCCTCCTCTCTGTGGACTTTGAAATCGGATCCCAGACCACACGGATCATGCAATCGCTCGCCACACTCGGCGCCTATCCCGCACCAGGAAAAGCCGCGCCCAACTTCTACGGCGCGATAAACGTAACGGCCGATAACGTCGACGGGGTCGATGTCGACATCCCCACCTATGAATGGACGGAAACTTGGCGCCTCGCAAACATCACCCCAGCCTATGGGGCGACACTTTATGCCATCACCGGAAAGGTGAACGCCAGCCCCTTCAGAACTTTTGCGCCTGGGGAAGTCCTTTTCCGCGGCGCGACCGGAAAAAAAACGCGCAGCGACGCCTGGGAACTCACATATCGCTTCGCGGCCTCGCCGAATGCGACGAATCTAACCGTCGGCAACATCACCGGCATCACCAAACACGGATGGGACTACCTGTGGGTACTCTATGAAGACTATGAAGACGCCAACGCCTCGAAACTTGCCAAACGGCCCGCCGCCGTCTACATCGAAAAGGTCTATGCCGACGCCGACTTCACCGCCCTAGGAATCGGATCATGACACGCTGGCAAAAAAAACGCCCAGGGGACACCCTCCGAATCCCCGCCGGGGTCTATAATGCCCTCCTCGACATACTCAATGCGCGAGGAAACTACCTCAGCCTCACCACACCTGCGAACCCAACACACACCAAAATCAAAGTCGCCAACGCCACCGGAGCGACGCTCCAACGCTTCTCTATCGTTCAAATCGCCGAACCGCTCATCTCCCCAACGCAGAACCTCCACGACTTCCTCACCAACCCCACCTTCCACGCCACCACCCCCACCGGCGCGGATTGCCGCATCGCGATCACACAAGAACCGCTTGCACCCGGAGCAATCGGATGGGCCGTCTGCGCGGGAATCACGCACGCCTACATCACGGGTCCCCAACACAACTTCGGGCGCCCAACGCCGAGCCATACCGACGCCCTCGAAACTGCCGACGCAGGACCAATTACCATCCTCTGGCAGGAATCTGGCGAGGGGCACCGCCGTGCGATAATACGAATCGGCCAATGCGGCCCCATAATAGCACGCCTCCGCACCCTCGACACGCTCTACCCATGCCAAACAACGCCTGCCCTACTCCTCATCGCCGACGATAACACCACACCATGCGAGGGACACACGACTGTTACGCTACGCGATAGCCTCGGTATTGCCGACCGCGCGCTACCCCCAGATACCTTCGCATGGGCCGTTCTACTTCCCGCCAACGAAACCTTCGACCTCATACACTACGGCAAGGGGTGTTGCGCGCAGCCAAGCCAATCAGACATAAGCCACTCTGACCCCTCCACCAGCTCGACACTATCAGATCACAGCACGAGCTCCACCTCCGAGCCAAGCACGCCATCCGACCATAGCGACGCACCACCGAGCCAATCCATATCACTGGGCAGCGACAAATCGACAGCCATCGTACCGGCCTCATGGACGCCCACCGGATATGCGGCACTATTTATACATGAAATGCCCGAAGTCCGGTTTGACGATATCGTCATCGCCACCGTTCCAATGCACGACCACGACATTGCGCTTGATCCGCATTTCGTCGAAGTATGCGCCACCGGAACAATCGAAGTCTGTGGTATATCCGTCGATAAACCCGTTCAACTCGGCGCGAGGGTCCATGGCAACCACATTCGCCTTAAATGGGGCACGCAGGACCCAACACATGCCGCCAGGGTGGTCATCCGCATTACTGGAATACGCAGGGGATTTACCGGACACCGCTTCCCGCCACGGACTAAAGAACAATTCGAGGCCAACGAGCGGTTCATCAATTCAGCCTATCCGGCGCGGTGAGCGATGTCGTGGGGATCGGCGAAATCCTGGTCAAGTGTTTCAGAGAGCATGGCCAGCTCTTTCAGCGATAGTTTTTCCGTTAGCTCTGCCGAAAGTTTTTCCAGTACTCCAAGTGGATCGCCAAGCAGTCTCTCAGCAAGTCTTTCCGCAAGCCTGTCGGTAAGTCTCTCTGAAAGTTCTGTCAGCATGTCCGCAAGCGGGGTAAGCTCCGCATCGTCGGTGGAATCTGTTAGCGAATCGCCCAGCAGCCTGTCAAGTCTCTCCGAAAGCCTGTCGGCCAGCCAGTCAGCAAGTCAATCGGTAAGTCATTCCAGTAGCGTCTCAGCCAGCGAAAGTCTTTCCCTGAGCCAAAGCGAATCATTCCGGTCACAACCGTCGCTCAGCGACTCGCCCAGTGTGCCAAGTGCCTCCCAGAGCGAGACCTCCGAAAGCACCCCGGGTCCATCGGCCAGTGGCGGATCGGGAATCCCACCCAGCGGCAGTGGCGGTATCGAGCCGTCTGGGAGCCCACCGCCCCCAGGGGGATCATCGGAATCTTCATGGTCCTCATCTTCGGAATCTTCTCAGTCGGCATCCCTGTCTGAATCGTTATCGCTTTCCGGCAGCCCGGCATCAAGCGTCGCTCCGCCATCATCGTCAGCCGTGTCATCGTCGTCTTCTGCGGCTTCATCGTCAGCCGCATCGTGCACCCCACGAAACACGG